AATTTGGATAGCATCGCAAGCAACATTATCAACGGGTGGTGGAGCTATAGTTTTGTCTACACCAAACGGAGTAGGTAACTGGTTTCATCAAACATGGGCAGAAGCTGAAGCAGAGATAAATGGATTCCATACAATTAAATTGAATTGGGAACTACACCCAGAGCGTGACCAATCTTGGCGCGACCAACAAACACAATTATTAGGCGAAAGAGGTGCGGCACAAGAATGTGATTGCGATTTCATTAGTTCGGGTCACACTGTAATTGATGGTGCTATATTAATGGAATTTGATGAAAAATGTATAGACCCAATTGAAAAGCGAGGCTTTGACAATGCGTATTGGATATGGGAATATCCTGACTATGCTAAAGATTATTTAGTTGTAGCAGACGTTGCGCGAGGTGATGGTGGTGACTGGTCTACATTCCATGTTATTGATGTACAAGATGTACGACAGGTTGCAGAGTATAAAGGCAAACTGCCACCGAAAGATTTTGGTAATATGCTCGTAACAGTTGCAACTGAATGGAACAATGCATTGCTAGCAATTGAAAATGCAAACATTGGGTGGGCTGCAATTCAACCGGCATTAGACAGAAATTATGAAAATATATTTTATACATATAAAGATGACGGATACGTTGATACAGATGTACAATTGAAAAAAGGTTATGATATGAAAGATAAGAGCCAAATGGTTCCTGGAGTATCAACTACAACTCGTACGCGTCCATTAATGATATCAGCACTAGAAATGTATATGAGAGAGCGAACACCGGTAATTAGAAGCAAACGATTGATTCAAGAATTGTTTGTGTTTATTTGGTTAAATGGCAAAGCTCAATCACAAAGTGGATACAATGATGACTTGGTTATGGCATTCTGTATCGGGTTATGGTTACGTGATACATCACTCAAGTTAAGACAACAAGGAATTGAATTAACAAAACGGTCATTGTCACAATTTCAAAAAACAGATCCAGTTATATATACAGGCCGAGCATCATCACAAACAGACGGATGGAATTGGAATAATGGATATAACGATGAAGATTTAACATGGCTTATACGTTAAATCAACACCGGTTCTGTAACTAGTTATATTTATATTAAAATAAATTAAATTATGGCGTCTCTAAGAAAACGGTTAAAGAATCTTTTCAGCACGAATGTTATTGTTCGTTCATATGGTAAAGATAAATTACGAGTAGTAGATACAAATCGATTACAGTCGACTGGAAACATAACTCAAACAAAAATAGCAGATCGATATACAAGAATGCATGGTGCTAATAGACATATGGCCGGCGGAATGGGTGGATATGATTCTAACTATTATATGCATCAAAATCGTATGCAGTTATATACTGATTACGAAATGATGGATAAAGATCCTATCATATCATCAGCATTAGACATATATTCAGACGAATCAACACTAGCAGATCAATTTGGTGATATTTTAACAATTAAAACATCTAAAACACAAATACAAAAAATACTTTATAATTTATTTTATGATATTTTAAATATTGATTTTAATTTATGGACGTGGATCCGTAACATGACCAAATATGGCGATTTCTTTTTAAAATTAGATATTGCTGAAAATATTGGTATATTAAATGCAAGACCATTTTCTAGTTATGAAATTGAACGATTTGAAGAATATGACGAAGCAACGGGAGAATATAAAATTACATTTAAACATGTAGGAGCTCCAAATTTTCCATATGATGTATTTGAAGTAGCACATTTCCGTATGCTATCAGATTCTAACTTTTTACCATATGGCAGATCAATGTTAGAAGGCGCACGTAAAGAATTTCAAAAATTAATGATGTTAGAAGATGCAATGCTTATTCACAGAATTATGCGTGCACCTGAAAAACGTATTTTTAAAATTGATATTGGTAATATTCCAACAAATGAAGTAGATTCATTCATGGAACAAATTATTACTAAAATGAAAAAAATTCCACACATAGATCAAAATACAGGTAATTATAATCTTAAATTTAATCTTAATAACATGTTAGAAGATTATTATTTACCGGTTCGAGGAGGACAATCATCCACATCAATTGATACATTACCAGGAATGACATTCACCGGAATTGAAGATATTGATTATGTTAAACATAAAATGATGGCTGCACTTAAAATACCTAAGCCATTTTTAGGATATAGTGAAGCAGTAGAAGGCAAAACTACATTAGCATCCATGGATATTAGATTTGCTAGAACAATTGAACGTATTCAAAAAATTGTTGTATCAGAATTAACTAAGATTGCAATTGTACATTTATATGCACAAGGATTTGAAGGAGAAGATTTAATTGGATTTGAGTTAGAATTAACATCACCATCAATTATTTATGATCAACAAAAAGTTGCATTAATGAATGAAAAGATAACATTAGCTAATGCAATGAAAGATTCAAAATTAGTTTCTGACAGATACATATATGAATATATTTTTAATATGTCAGAAGAACAATGGCTACAAGAACGTAATGATGTAGTAGAAGATCTTAAATTAAGATTCCGTCAAAATCAGATTGAACAAGAAGGAAATGATCCAGCAATTACCGGCGTATCATACGGCACGCCTCATGATTTAGCTACCGTTCATATGTCATCGAATGAAGTAGAGACAAAAGATCCTGGAGGTCGTCCTAAGGAAGGAATTAAATTTGGTCAACATAAAAATGAATTCGGATGGGATCCTACAGGTAAAAAAGAAATAGATCAGGCGTTTTCAATAAAAAATCAAAGCTCAACATTTACTCCAGATTCTCGAGCCGATAAAACAATTAAATCAACAACGGAAAGTCGACATAACATATTAAAATACTTAAAAAATAAAAATCCAGAAATACTTTTAGAATCATTAAAATCAAATAAATTAACTCAAATTGATTTAGATGCAGGAACAATGTTAGATGAAAACAACATTTTATAAAAAACAACATATTTATACTAAATATTTAAATGGCCGGCCAATATGAAGAAATTAAAACATTCAAAATATAAGAATACAGCAATTCTTTTTGAAATGTTAGTACGTAAATTAACGTCAGAAACATTATCTTCTAATAAAACTGTAACTGCAGATTTAATTAAAAAATACTTTGGAAGAAATACTGAATTATCAAAAGAATTATATTTGTATAATACATTATTAAAAGAGCAGTTTAAGAGCGAAGCTCAGGGATTAGATTATATTCGAACAGTAAAGTTATCATATGCAAAACTAAATCAATCAGCATTAAAACGTCAGCGTTATAATTTAGTAAAAGAAATTTCTGAAAAATTTATATTTGCAAACATGTCAAAAATGCATATTAATAATTATAAAGTATTAGCATCAGTATACATGTTATTTGAATATGATGAGACAGATAATTTAAAACAATTGTTAGAATGTAAAAATGTTATATTACAAAATAATTTAATTACGAGTCGCATTAAAGTCATAAAAGATCCATTAATGGAACAATATGAAGCACAGCCAAAAGATATTCGTCTTCTAACATATAAATTATTAGTAGATAAATTTAATGATAAATACGCTGGATTAGATAATTCACAAAAACAACTTTTAAACAAGTATATTGTAAATGTTAATGATACTGAAGCGTTAAAGGAATATATACAAACAGTAATTCCCAAAATAAAAACACAATTATCAGAACACGTAAAACATATTACTGATAAAGTAACTAAAATTAAAGTAGAAAAATTATCTGAAATGTTATGTACAGTCGAAAACATGAAAACAATTAAAGAATCTCATGTATTATCATTATTACGATATTTTGATTTAATTCGAGAATTACAAGGACTACACGAATGAAATCAATAATAGCTGAAATGTCAAAACAATTTCACAAAATTGAATCTGAATTTTGCGAATCATGTGACAGACCTAAATCTAATTGCGGTTGTGATGAAGAATTAGACGAACAAAATGTAACCGGCGCAATTGCTGGATATAATACGCCAAATGCATTTACGTCAGAAAAGAATTTTAAAAAGAAAAATTTTAAATATGAAAATGTAAACACTCCACCGTCTTATAAATTTGATAGTATGCACGAACCAGAATCAGATGAAGAAGATAGATCAGATAAAAATTTTGCAGTAGGACCAAAATCATCATGGCATAACGAATCTGAAGAATATCCAAATGATGACCGAGAATTAGAAGAAACTAGTCACATGTATAATAAAGTTCAAGAAGCAATGGATAGCAAATATGAAGCTATTATTGAATCATATCGTAAATTTACTACGGATGATGCAACAACATCGCCTGAACAAAAGGTTAAAAAAACAATTCGTGAAGTATCAAGTAGACTTCAAGAAATAGAACAATTGGTAAATTATAGTTCTAGATTAAAAACCGAATCTGGATTATCTAGAGACGGGTATGGTAAATCAGTTAATACTGCATTAATAAAAATATCAGAACGATTAACAAAAATAGCAGAACGTGTGAGAGCATTAGGAGAATAGTATGTCAAAACAACTAATATTAGAATATATGCCGTTTAAGCCAATTGGTTCATTATCAGAATCATCAGGCGCAGCTTTTGGCGTACCGGGAGGTTTTGTAGTACAAGGAATTTTACAACGCGCCGGCGCAAAAAATCAAAATGGTAGAATATATCCTAGAACAATTTTAGAAAGAGAATGTAAACGATATCAACAAGAATATATTGATCAACATAGAGCATTAGGTGAATTAGATCATCCAGAATCGTCAGTAGTCAATTTAAATAACGTTTCACATAACGTGCTTAAAATATGGTGGAAAAACGTTGATTTATGCGGAGCGGTACAAATCTTAGAAACACCGTCGGGTAAGATTCTTAAAGAATTGTTTAAAGCTGGAATTACTTTAGGTATTTCGAGCCGAGGATTAGGATCTGTTAAAGAATTGCGTAGTGAGGGTGTTGTAGAAGTTCAAGAAGACTTTGAATTAATATGTTGGGACTTTGTATCTAATCCATCTACACAAGGGGCATTTATGCGTCCTACGCACATGAACGAATCAAACAATAAACAAACCACCAATAACAAATATAATAAAGTAAACAACATTATTACATCTATTTTATGTGATGATGGCAAATGTAGGATATAATTATGAGAACTCCAAATTTAAAATTTATACTAGAATCTATTCTAGATGCAGATACACCTACTCCAATGACGCGAGAAGAAAAACAAAATTTCATGCAAGAAATAGCAAATTTTTCAGCATTAGGAGAATCTGTTTATGGAAAAGGTGATTTAGAACGTACTTGCGAACGTGTTAAAAACATAGTCGACAGAGCAGATCGTATAATGACGGAAAGCGACGATTGGATGCAAAATGTTGCACATAAAAAAGGCAATAAACGTATGCATGAAGATTATAGAGACTTCCAAGATGCGGCTACTACATTAAAAGAAGCACAAGATAGAATGGCAATGGCCTATGAAAATATTGGACAACATTTGAATCGTTATTTTGATGTTAATTAATTTGGATAATTGAAAAAATATTATTATAATATATAGGTAAATTATGAATAACATTAGAAAATTTTATAAAGAATTCTTCGGATTACGAGAACAAGCCGAAAAAGGAAGCATATCAGTTAAAGATCCAGCAAAAGCTGAAGAACTAGCAAAAAAGGGATTAGATGTAAAATTAGTTGATGAAGCTCAGCTCGTTAATAATTTAACAGATTATCGAGGCGGTATTGAATATGTAGTTCGAGATCCACAAACAGCACAAAGTGTTTTAGATGAAATTCGACAATGGTCTGAAAAAAAAGGATTTACTATTATTAAAAGTATGCTATCTAAAACAGGTCGTATTGGATACATCTATTATAGATTAGGTGAAGATCCTGCATTAGAGTCTCAAAAGTTACAAGGATATCTAGCACAAAAGCCAGAACTTAAACATTTTAGATTTAAAGTTCGAACCGAAAAGTCACCAACACAAGCACCAACACAAGCACCAACACGTAATCCACAAAGAAACATTTAAACTAGTTATATGACAAAAAAACAAAAACAACACCAAACAATAGTTCCAGGCAATTCATTAGCTGTTGCCGTTGTAGGCACCGCACGTGAAGATTTAGCATTTGCATTAAAAGTGTGGAAACGAAAAATTAAAAACTCAGAAATATTAGAACAAACTAAAGCTCGTAAAGAATTTATTAAACCTAGTGTTAAAAAACGAAAACAATTAATTGCTGCAAAATTTATGCAAAAAGTTAGAGACTCACACGCAATTTAAAATTTTAATGTAATATGATTTTAAGTCCTAGCAGAAATGTTAGGACTTTTTTACTGGTTTTTCAAACAATGCTATATTTATTGTAAATACACTATTTTTCTATATATAGTGTCTATAATTTATAATTTCTATTAAGATTTCAAATAATCTTATTTCCAAAAAACAAATTTAGGAGTAACTATGGCAAAAACAGATTTGCTAAAACAAGCAATTGCTGATGCTAAGGCCGTTAAAGAAACTGCATTAGCTAACGCAAAACTTGCATTGCAAGAAGCATTCCAACCAACGATGATGCGAATGATCTCTGATCAGATCGAAAATGAAGTGGATGGAGAAGAAGAAATGCCTGCAGAAGAACCAGAAATGGATATGTCAGCAGGAGAACAAGGAATGGAAGGTGACGCGGGAATGGAAAACGATTTTAATTGGACAGACGATCATTTATCTGCATCAGTAGGTGGAAATGATTATGACTTTACAGTTGGAATGGATGTTGAAGACGAATTAGAACCAGAAGCTAATGATGAAGATATGGATGCTGAATATGCAGACACAAACGCAGTAGCTAATGATGATAATTTAGATTTAGAATCAATCATTCGCGAATTAGAAGAAGATTTAGATGCAGAACCAGAAATGGAAATGGACATGGAAGATCCTAACATGACTGATGAAGGTATGTATTATGAATCTGACGATTATGGTCATTCAGAAGATGATGAAGAGGAGGATTCACTTAAGGGTATCATCGAAGCAATTCTTCGTGAAGAAGAAATGATGCCACCGGCAGATGATGAATTAACAGCAGAAGATATGGATATGGTTGAACCAATAAAAGCTGAATTAGAAGAAGCATATAAAACGGTACGACAATTAAGATCTATTATCAATGAAGTTAATCTTTTAAATGCAAAACTTCTTTTCACAAACAAATTGTTCAGAAACTTTGAATTATCAGAAAATCAAAAAATGAAAGTAATTGAAAACTTTGATAGAGCTGGTAATCCAAGAGAAGTTAAATTAGTATTTACAACATTAGCTGAAGCATTTAAAAAACCTCAAGCAAAACGTGTAGTTAAAGAATCTTTTGCATCGCGTGCAACAACAACAACCGCGCCATCTAGACAAACAACACAAGTTTTATCAGAAGGGTTTGAATTAGCAAACCGTTGGAAAAAATTAGCAGGATTATTGTAAACAACAAAAACAAAAACAAAGGAAAAAAGAAATGAGTATTTCAAATTTATTACAAACCAATGATTTCGTACAAAGAAACAACGCTAAAGCGTTAGCTTCTAAGTGGGAAAGAACCGGTTTATTAGAAGGTATAAAAACCGAAACAGAAAGAGCCGGTATGGCTCAATTGCTTGAAAACCAAGCAAGACAACTAGTGAAAGAAGCATCATCTACAGGTG